TTGATTACTTTTCTTAGACGTGTAAATATTCCATTTAGATCTCTTTCTTTTCTTTTTAGGCTCTGACATTTCAGCAGCAACCTCAATATCCATGTTTTCAGACATGTCAAGCACATTACCCCCTGTAGGCACTAAAGTTTCACCTGCTTTAATGTAAACACTAAATGCAGCATTTCCATTAATTAGATACGCTTGATAAGCCGGTATAGCAACCATGTCAATAGGGAAAACAGTTGTGTCATCACCAATAATAAGACCGGTCACTCCACCAAGCCCTGCACCAATAGCACCGCCCATAGGGCCAAATGTTGAACCGATAGCACCGCCTAAACCTGCCAACCCTGAAGCGGTCTTGAGTTTAGACTCGGCACTTTCTGTTTTACTTCTACCCAAGTAAACCACCTTCACAGGTCGGTTGCTTGAGCCAGCATTTCTTTAAGTTCATCCTTTGTGACTTTAACAGGCTCTGCAATAAGCATTATGTCCAATTCAAGAGTATCACTTGCATATGTTAGTGCTTGTTCTGCTGAAACTCCTACCAATACATCACTCACAACAATATAACCCTCTGGATGAAGATCGGGAGTTCCATATTCAGTATAATCAACAGTTATTGATATTGGAGTGTCAAAGCCGGTTGGTCTTGAAGAAAAGGTGGTTAATTCAGCATTAAAAAAGGTATTAGGTGAAGCAATACCAACATCAACGGCAGACTCATAAGCAGTAGTAGTTCCAAAAATGTTCATACTAGCAAAACCAACATTTCCTGCACCAATACTATTACCAAGTAGGTTTTTATTAAACACACCTGTATTTGACAAACTAGGATTTCTTATTTGAATTCTCATTTCTTTGATAGATAATCCTTGATTATTCACTACACTCACATAATCTGATAAATCAACCCGCCCGTAAACAACATCCAAATCGCCAGATGCGTCTAAAGTAAATTGAAGTCGGTCTCTTAAAATTAGGTCGTTCTTTCCTTTCGCCATAAACCTATCATGAAAGGAACAATAAATAAATATAACTACTAACACTAATCTTGAACATCTGCGCTAAGATGCGGGTAAAATGGGGCGGAGTCCCATGAATCTGCATGAATATTAACTCTAAATAGAATTAATAATGAAATATATTATAAGTAAAACCGAAGTGGGTTAGAATATGAAGTGTTTCAATTGCGGAAGGAGAAAAATGCGAACGATCTATCCCGAAGGATACGTACAAAAAGTATGTAATACCTGCGGATATAAATCATATCCTGTAAAAATACCTGAATCAATACCGAGGTGTCAAGAATGAGTGACGATTGGGTTTCATGTGAATGGTGTGGTTCAGATAGTTGGGAAGAGTACGAACTAGACAACGGAAAATGTATAATGTGCGTCGTCAATGATTGCCGACATCAAAATAAAGATACAGTATCATATGAAATAAACTATTCACCAAAAACAATTGACTTTCATCATGTTTGTTTAGATTGTGAATTGTCTTGGACAATGACGTACAAATTGGAAAATGGAAAGAGGTCTAAATTAACTCATGAAGATGTTAATACTGATGATATTTATCAGGATGTGAAAGTATGAAAATTAAATGTCCATTTTGTAGCTTTAAATTTCTGCATTTAGTTTCCAATCATGATTCGGTTTTGAAGTCTGCAGACAAACTTAGATTCCATTTAGAATATGAATGTCCAATTCATAACGTCGGATATGTGGAGGGGTGGCTCTAATGGGTCGAAGAAGAGTAAAGGAAAAACATATTCCAATGAGTCTTTCTGTGCCGTATCGTTTGATAATGCGTGTCGATAGTGAACTTTCATACAGACAATCGCGCTCAAAGTGGGTGCAAGGAGCAATAAGAGAAAAACTTGAACGAGAAATCGACTTTGGATCTATCCCTACGAAGAAACTACTTCTTCTTTTGGTTAATCGCGATGTCATCAGTGAAGAAACTTTCAAAGTAATGTTACGATCTGTGGAAACTGAAGAAGGACAATAAGATACAACAACCGTTCACACCAAACGATTCTTTCGTTTTGTTTCTGATCTATTGGTGCTATTGCTTCGATTCCTTGAGTAATTTTTTCAACTCCCTAAGTTCTTTTAGAATCTTAACCAGTACTTCATGTGTAGACATAATATCACAGCGTTAGTACGTTACCATTATCAGCATGTTTAGTAGGTGGCCATTGATCTCTTATTGGTCCTGATTCTACACCTTTGAATAATTCGAAACGAATCCATGAAGGAATTGCTCCATCAGCAGTCACCGCAGTTCCAAACGCGTCAAGATTAGGTTGCATTTGTCTTGCATCTCTGGCCATTCTTCTCAATCTAGACGTTGTGTTTGTTTGTTGTGCTTCTTGCGAATCTTGCCGATTAAAAAATGATGCAAGATTTGAGCCAGAAATCATTAATTCTGCCCTTTGTCCGCCATATCTCCACATTGGGAAAGATTGCCCAACATTTCTTGAAGGTGGGATTGAACGCCCATTGGACATAACCGCGCCTACTTGAGCGATATGGTCTTCACGGATTACACCCATTCCATAAGTGACCAAAGAGACTTTTTTGGACTCTACCGCGCAATAAACTGAAATCGCAATATCGTCAATTTGAGCATCTGCTTCACCATGGACAAATAAAGTCAAGTATAATTTAGGGAGATACCAAGTAAAAGTTGGCCTTGCACTAATAAAACGGTTTGGAAATACCAAACTATTGGTAGCACTACTATTAGAAAAAAATTCTTTGAACAATATGTTTTCATTAGATGCTGATGGTGAGCGACTTGTAAAACCGGCAATAGTCATATCAGTGTAAATAACTGGAGTAGGAGTCACTAACAATTCCATCACAAATAATTGAGCCGATTTTGGCTGAGGATTATCCCAAAATGCATCACATTGAAGCATTTTATGTGAAACGTTATCTTTCAAGTTTATTTGTTTCTGAATAATTCCGAAACCATTACTATCAAGTGTTATAGATTGTTGTTCAATTGATTCTCTTATCTCATGTATTGGCATTATTTTTTACCCCCTTTTGTTATTTTACGGTATGCTTTACCCATTGCTTTAAGATTCAATAAACCTTTATTTTTACCAGACTTAAATCTAATTTGATTACTTTTCTTAGACGTGTAAATATTCCATTTAGATCTCTTTCTTTTCTTTTTAGGCTCTGACATTTCAGCAGCA